TCAGGACGGAAAGCACCATCGCTCTAATCCAGTCCCACCCGAACTGCAATCCTCAGAACCGCCGCTCCAGCGGCAGACAAGCAAAGTTTCATCAAACGCAGTTTTCAGCAAAAACAGGTTGACCAAAGACCCGCGGTTCGTATAGTCCGCCGCATACCAACCGACACGCTTCGGAGTTGCCCCTTTGGCGGAATTGGTAGACGCGCCTGACTCAAAATCAGGTTCCGAAAGGAGTGCTGGTTCGATTCCGGCAAGGGGCACCATCAGCTTTTCCGCACCATTGAAAAGATTGAGCTTTTAGGCGCTTTTTGTCCCGCTTTTTGGCAACCCCTCAGACCGTGGGACAATTTCTGTGCTGTTTTGTTCCGGCATCAGCTTCTCAACGGCCTTCTTTGCGATGCGCTTCCTGTTCGCGTTTTTGGTATAAGTCGTGGTCTGCGCTTTCGTCACCCATCCATAAATTGCCATCAGCTCTTCATCGGTCGCGCCGTTTTCTGCGGCGATGGTCGCGCCTGCTTTTCGTAGTCCATGGGTGGAGCAATGGAATAGCTGGGCTTCATCGCACCAATCCCTCATTTTGTTGCCGAGGCCGTTGGCTGTGAACGGCTTGCCAAATTCGGTAATCAAGAACGTCATCTTTCCGGTTTTGCATTCGTCAATCGTTGCCTGGAGCGCGGGCAGCACTGGAAGGTCAACATTGACGCCGCTGGACTTGCGCGTCTTGCCGGGCCGTATCGATAGCCAGCCGTTGCGAACGTGTTGCCTGCCGATCTTCGACAGGTCGGCAAGGCGCAAGCCGGTATACATGGCGAGGTGCAGCATGAGACGCGCTCTGGTGCCTGGACCGTGCACGGACTCATACTGCCGGATTTCATCGACGGTCCATGTGTGGGTGGCCTTATTTACGTCAAGCTGCTTTATTTTCGTGGCTGGATTGATCTCGGCTAGACCCACTTCGATTGCCCAAGAGTAGAGGGCAGAAATGGTCTTGATAACGTGGTTGCGCGCGCCTGGCGTGTCTCGCAGCTCGTCGCGGATTTCCACGACATGCCGTCGCTGCATTTCGGCGTAGGGCAAGTCACCGCGTCTCGTCTTGCCGATTTTGCTTTCGCAAATCTCTTCAAACATTCTGGCGCGTCGGCCATACAGGCCGGGGTTGATCTTATCCCCGATACGGCGCTTGTACTCCGTTGCGAGCCATTCGAACGTGCCTTCCTTGGCCTTGCGGACCAACAAGGGAGGTCCTTCGACTGTGCCGGGCTTGACGTAGGCAACACCGAGGCGGGCGCATGCCACCTCGTCTTCGAATTCCTTTGTACCCGGCGTCTCTCGCAGCCGAACTTTCGATTTGCCTGGAGCGCGGAAATAGTAACGCGGCTCGCGAGTGCGGAAATCGCGATCAAGGCTCACGCCTTTCGGGAGCTTAATTTTCACTTCTGGCATTGTCCCACGCGTTGCCCTTACTCGTTTCGGGCTCTCGCTCATCCTCATCATTAACCCGATGCGGAATTGCTCGGAAGCTTGCCGTCAACTCTTCCGTGTCCCAAATGTTTCTAGCGCCTATAGATCTTGGGCGTGGCAATGTTCCGGCGTCAACAGCTTTATCGAAGAGCGACGGCGATACGCCGACATATGCCGCCGCCTGTTCCCGGCTAAGGCCGAGGACGGCGGGTAGAGGGCACGCTGTCATGCGCGGATATCCACCCGCCCTGCTTTGGACTGCTGTCCGTTCACGTACTGTCATGGTTGCACCTCTTCACAGCGCATCCGCTTCGCTTCTTCGCGGCGGATCGCATTACGCTTGCGCGTGACCATTTCCAGATGATCGGGGTTCGGGTTCACGCAAAGGCGGTTCCGGCATTTGTGATCAAGTTCCTTCTTGCCGGGGATATAACCATGCTCATTCGTCCACATGGCGATGTGCACGGCGACAGTTTGACCGCCAAGGGACATTCGAGGATAGCCGGCTCCCCGGCCCGTAGTACCTGACGTTGGGCCGGTCCAAATCCAGCAGCCTGTTTCGTGATCGATCCGAACGCGGCTCATGATCTTGTCGAAGATGCTTTGGCGGCGGGTCACGCGAGCCTCATTTGCGGTTCAGGCGCACCCTCAACAATCCGCTCCCCGCGCATGCTGAGCATCATGCAGAAATTTGCCACATCCACCGGATCACCCTTGCGGACATGCTCATGCAGCATGCGGGACAGGTCTTCGGCGGTGCATTGCTGCTTGCTGTGCCAGCCTCCGTGCCCCTTTGCCCGCGCGACCGCCATTTTCATCTTCATGCCGAGTGCAAACTGGTCAATTGCGTCGTCGTCAGGGTGTGGATTGCAACGCGCGATACGGCGGGAGAGAGGCCGTGATAGATCGCCGCCGCCCACCTCTATGGCGTGGTGTCGGCAAAGCCGTAAGCCCATCCGCATTTCGAAAATCTCTTCGGCAGGATGCAAGCACCCATCCTCGTCACCCGTAGTGCAGGCGCAAAGCTCGCAGGCGTAGTATTGTAGCGGTGGTTTGGCGCGGCCCGTATCGGTCAGACATTGAGCATAGCCCGCCTCATAGCCCTTGTTATACGTCGCAGCTCCACGGCGCTGCGTTGCCGATTTGCGAACAGGTGTCGGAAGGTGCTTGCTCATTGCGCGCACTCCCGCAAGGCGTGGTAGGTATCGAGAAACATGGTCGCCGCCATGTGCGGGTTTTCCCATGGGAAGATTTCGGTTTCGAACGGCTGGGCGCTCTCAATCCATTCTTCGCCATTCCACGGCATCAGGTCGCGGCGCTCTGTGATCAGCATGCGCGTGTCCAAATGCTTGATGTAAGCCGGATCGGTCATGGTGATGCCGAAGCGTTTCAGGCCCGCCGCCTCGCAGCGCTTTTCGACGCGCTTGTAATCGGGGCAGATGGCCTTGAGGGGTGAATTGAGGTCACCGCAGGTGGCTTCGCCCACTTCATGCAGCAGTGCTGCCAGCTTGTGCGGCGGATCGGCGTAATGGGCCATCAGGACGCAATGCTGTGCGATGGAGTAATAGGCGCGCTTGCCGGTTCTGCGACTGACGCATTGGCCGGTAAAACGGGATTGGAACGCGAGGCTGTAGGCCACGTCCTCAATCATCAGCTCGGCAGCTTCCGGGCTTTCGAAATCGAAATACGTGCCGGAACCGAGGAGGATGGTCGGGCCGATGATGCGGCGAATTGTGGCGGGCTGGGGCTGTGCGGTCATAGTTACACCCTCATAGGCATGACGACATAATCTTCGTCAGCGTCGTTATCTGGCGTGAAATGGCCGGGGGCTTCCCGGTCTCTGCCATAAAGCAGGAAAGAGGTGGTCGATATGCTTTCAAGCGTGTCCTTGACGAAGGACGCATTGAAGCCGCGCTGAAACTCTTCACCCTGATATTCGATGTCGAGCGTTTCGGTTGCGGCCTGACCGTTCTGCGTCACCAGCTCCACGCTGAGTTGGCCGGTGGAGAAAAAGAACTTGGTCGCTGACGTTTTGATGTCGCCGGAAATCGCGGTCACACGGTTGAGCGCCTGAATGACAGTGGCGCAATCGGCCCTGATGAATGTCCCTTGGCGGTCGGGAATGACCCGGCTGTAATCCAGAAAGACTCCATCGACCAGGCGCGAGGTGATGATGCAATCTTCGTTCTCAATGACGACCTTGTTTTCGCTAAGATAGAAGGTGCATGGCGCTTTGCTGTCGCCCATCAGCCGCTTGAAGATGTTGACCGTTTCCGTGGGGATCGTCGCCGCCTGGAAAGTAGCAACCTCCACCGCCGCGAGGCGCGAGACGGCGACCTTCAAGCCGTTGCACCCGACGATGGCAATCTTGCCATCGGGCAGATTGTGGATATGAGCGCCCATCAAAAACGGGCGATCCTTCATGTTGACGTTGAAGGCGAAAGCGACCTTGCGGAAGGCAACATTCAGCACCGCCGCGCCAATCGAGAAGGCAAAGGGCGGGCGCTCATGGCCCATTGATGGGAAGTCCGAAGCGGGTAAAAAGTGTAGGTTGTAGCGCGAACGGCCACTACGGATCGCCACCTGCCCCGGACCCTTCCCGGCCTCAATCGTAATTTCCGCGCTTTCGGGAAGGTTCTTCACAATGCTGTGGACTTCCTCGAAATTGATGGTCAACGGCAGGCCGTTACCAGCCTCTAGCAAATCGCACTGCGTCTGAACTTCGACACTCAAATCCGTGCCACGCAGCATCATGCGTTCGCCTTCCGGGTGAAGCAGGACGTTTTGCAGGATCGGGATTTCGTCTTTCTTCGGGATGGCGTCACGGACGGTGCCAAGCGCGGACAGAAATTGGGTGCGGTGAATGCGAAAATAGAGTTCAGCCATGAGCGCTTGTCCTGCCGGTCAACAGGTCAGCAAGGGCGCGCTCATGAGAGGGCGGCGCAAGCTGCGGGATTTCCGAACGCATGGCGTCCATGGCGTCTTCTGTGCGGCCTTCGGCGATCATCCGATAGACTTCGAAGGCCCACGGGTTTAGCTCAAGACCTTTCCCGTTCAGAGCCGCGACAAGTTCCGATGCGGAGAAATCCGCAGCTTCTTTTTCCTCCAAGCCCTCCTGCCACTCGCCTTTAAGCACTGAGACAAGCTCTTTACGGCGGCGAAATTCTGCGTCCAAGTTTTCATCGGACACGTCAGCGATATCGAAGCTGAACTCTCCCGTGCAATAGACCGTCGTCATGCGTATTTCTCCATGCTGGCGATCATGGAGACGCGCGGCAAGCTGATCACCCCTTCGCGCGTTCCAAGGAACATGATCGATATTTTAATGTCGGGCTTAGGTGTCCCATCGGCTGGCGCTTCAAGACCTAGCTCCTTTAAGCGCTCGCTAACGCGTCCGGGCGATACGTCAAAGCGCGCGGCGATCTGGTTGCGGCCATAGCCTTGCCGGATGAGCTTCTTGATTGCGCCTGGCGCTGGGAGCTTGGCCCCGGTCTTTGGTGGTACGAAGGACACCATCAGATGGCACCCATGACGAGGCATGCAGACAACAGCGCAGCGAAGCAGACACCGGCAATGGTCTGCATCATGCGAATGTCGTGCGCGGTGGGCGGTGTTTCAATCATAGGGGAAATGCGGAACACGGCGGGCTCTCCTTCATCCGTTCGGGAAACCGCCTCGGCGGGAGGCGGAAACCAGAGCGGATGCGTCAGGCGACGGCGCGCTTGACTTCCACGCTGATGGTGTGGGCACGGGCCGTGGCCGCTTCACCGCATCGCTTGATTTCAGCGTCAGTGAACCATTCACGCAGATTGTCTTTGGTGCAGCCCTCGCCCACGCGAAGGATGGCGTCGGCCATGGCCTGGGTGAGTTCGTTATCGTTTGCGGTTTCAACGTGCAGCATGCCGGTTTCTCCATCCTGTTTGAGAGAGGGCCGGGCGACTGCATCATGAGGGGTTCGTGCCGCCCGGCCTTTCATCCCGTGCCGCGAGGGTTTTGCGGGAGGGAATGGCGCGATAGTAAGCACGGCTTTAAAGTAAATGCAAGCTATACTTTAAAACGAAAAATTGGAGAAACGATTCGACAAGATCGAAAAAAGAATCAATTATGAGAACCAAAAGAGAACAAAGCGGAGAAAGTTAGATGGTATCGAGTTCAGCTCCGACGCTAGGACAGGTGTTGTCTTTGTCGATTGAATGCGCCGACTGCGGACGTAACCGCTGGAGAAAAACCCAAGAATTGTATCGGATAAAGGGCATCCATTCGGGAACCCAATTATCAGAGATCGGATCGCGGCTTGTTTGCTCTTCGTGTGTGGACGATGGCCTTCCCGGCAAAAACATCGTGATACAAGCTGCTTTCTCGTTTGAGGAAGACCGACTCCGCGCCGACGCTTGGCGGGTCAGTAACCTAGCAGCTCGCGCAGCGGGATGATGCGCCACATATTCTTGATCGCGTAAGGATCAAACTCCAGATCTAGAGGCGGATTGTATTGCTCACAGACGATTCGGTTTTTGCCACGGGACTTCAGTTTCTTGACGTACGCCTTGCCGACGGTCTGCCCCTCTTCGGGGAATGTCTCGATTACCACGTGATCGCCGGGCACGGCGTCTCTTCCGCCGCAGTATATCAATTCGCCCGGATCATACCGAGGAACCATGCTGTCGCTCAAAACATGCAGCGCAAAGACCTTCCGTAGATTAGCAATACCTGGTGGGCGGCGCACGTATCCAGAGACTTCGCCGTTAAGAGTGAAGTCTCCGTCGTCTCCGCCGACCGCAACCCCCAAGACTTCAATATCCATCGGACCAGCCGGAACGGGGCCGGGATCGGATACTATTTCGGCGTCCCCTAACGACTCACTGTCCTCAAGGTACTTCACATTTCCATGCATGAGAGCCGATGGATCGATTCGCAAAAGCTCCGCAATGGGGCTGATATGCTCGGTCGCAATGGTGTTTGCGCCACGCTCCCAATTCCCAACTGCACCTGTGGATACCTTCGCGGCCTCCGCAAGTTGACGCATCACTAAACCGCGACGTTTCCGTGCAGTTCTAATCGCTTGGCCCATTTTAATGGCTAAATCGTCCTGATCCATGGGCGGGATGAAAGGCGAACTTTCATCGTCCGTCCATTTAAGTATAGCTTGCATGGATTTTAAAGCTGTGCTTTTAATCGCGATCATGGAGACGAACCTAAATCATCATGGGCTAACGGCCACAAAAAGCGCAGCCAGCGGCGCAAGCGCTATTGCCCGTGTGGTTGGTGTTACGCCTCAAGCAGTGGCGCAATGGAAGGCTGTTCCGCCCGAGTATGTTTTGAAATTAGAAAAGGCGTTCGGCGTCTCTCGGCACATTCAGCGCCCGGATGTTTTTGGCCCTGCCGAAGCTGAAGGCCGCTAATGACAGAACCGTTTTTCTCTTCGCGCGGCCTAACCTCCCGGCCTGCTGCGACCCGCGCCGGAGCGGTTGTGCTGACAGGTTCCGGCGCGGGGCATTCTCGTTTCGCATGCGGGCCTCCGTAGGCGTCTGACTCCCGCCCACATTCACAAATTTCGCTTCCGCGTTCGATGGGAATTTTTCGACAAATTTCCCATTGCGCTTCCGTTTGTCTGGAGCTTGGCAATGAAGAAAGAGCAATACCACCAGCAGCCCTGGTTCCGTCCAATCAAAGGGGCGCAACGTGATCTTATTGAGGCAGTCGGCGGGATAGACCGCGCCGCTCTGCTGTTGGGTCGCTCAACCGCACAGGTTGGCCGTTTCAATGCTTGGAACGACCCTGACCTGATGTCGCAATGGGAAATCATTGTCCTTGAGGCCGACTTGGGTAGGCCAGTCGTTTCGCGAACCATGGCTGTCCTGACGGGTGCGAGCGTTCTTGATCCTGCGGGCGAAACGCGTGGACGTGATTGCCTCTATTCCGGTTCGGCAAAGCTGATGGCTGAACATGCGGAGTTCTTCGCGGTCTACTCGGAAGCCGCAAGTGACGGTCATTTCTCGGATCGGGAAATGCTCGAAATGCTGCCGAAGGCGGAAGACGTTCGCCGTTCTGCCGACAGCCTGGTGCAGAAGATTCACCGTCGCCTTGCAAAGGCGCTTTCGAACGGCGGTGACGAATGAGCGCCGCCCCTTCTCTTTTCGAAACTCCCATTTCCGACCGCGACCGGGGCTTTCTCCGCCGCCTGTCCGATGCAATCGTCTGGCGCGAGATTTGCTGGGGCGAAGCGCAGTCCGCCGCACAGTGCATGCGCGCTGGCTTTGCTCGCCTGTCGGCGGATCGGCGCTTCGCGATTATCACCAGCAAAGGCCGTGATTACCTTCTCCAAGTGGCGAGGGTGCATTGATGGCTGGCGATTACGACCCTTACGCCATCGGCGGCAAACCCTCAGACGAAGGCCCACGCGAGCGCGTTGGCGCATCGGTCGGCGCGGGAACCTCTGCCGCGAATGAGCTTCGCGCGATCATTGAACGCATGGAGCGCCTGGCGGAAGAGAAGAGCGCCATCGGCGATGACGAAAAAGCGGAAATGGCGAACGCCAAGGCTCGCGGCTTCGACACGAAGGCCATCCGAAAGATCATCAAGCTTCGCAAGCAAGACCCTGCGCAGAGAAGCAACGAACAAACCGTGCTGGAAACCTACATGGCGGCGCTGGGAATGCTGGAGGATGAGCAATGAGCGTCAACGGTCTTCCTCTTCCCGGCGAAGTCGGTCTTTCCATCGTTGCGGCGGCTGTTCGTGATGGTGAATACCGTTGCGAGAAGCCCAACGAGGTTGTCGCGGCGTGCAGGGCCGTGGCGAACCGCTACCTCACACGCGACCGAAAAGACGGCAACCTGTTCCGTCCCGGTGATAACGCAATCGAGTTGATCGACCGGGCGCGCGAGCTGGGTAAGTTGCCGCAGGCCGACGCGGTTGCTGTTCCTGCCCGCAAGGTCGCCCTCATGCGTGATCCGCAGACAATCGATGCGGGCGACCGGCTGCGCGATCTAGAAGAAAAAACCGTTCTGGCGCTGATGGACTCGTTCAAGAGCCACGGACAGCAGTCTCCCATCATCGTCTACGGCAAGGAAACGGATGCAGTAGTTCGGCTGGGGGCTGGCGGGCATCGGCTGGAAGCCTGCCGCCGCCTCGGCATTCATGTTCTCTGCTTCCACAGTGATGGCGACGAACTTGATCGGCAGCTTTGCGAGATTGATGAAAATCTCATTCGCGCCGACCTGACACCAGCCGACAAAGCGCTTTTTCTGGCTCGTCGAAAAGAAATCTACCTCGTCAAGCACCCGGAAACCGCAAAGGGTGTGGCCGGTGGCAAGGCGCGTCAGCAGTCAGCAACGGACAAATTGTCCTTTGCTGCGGCGACAGCAGAAGCCACAGGGCAAGACGAACGCACAATTAGACGCGATGTCGAGCGCGGCGAGAAGATATCAGTATCGGCTTTGCAGATGCTGCGCTCCACATCCCACAATAAAGGTGTCGTGCTTGATAAACTGAAGCGGTTGCAGACCGCAGAAGCGCAGGAACACTTCGTTCGCGACCTCGTAGCCTCCGATAAAGCCATTGCTGCGAAGAGCAAGGAAATCCGCACAATCCAGCAGGCAAGCAACCGTGAATCGCGGTTGCGAATGGTCAGTCTGATTGCAGAGCATAGCCGCAAGGCTGGCGAGGACATGCCCCGCGCCGCCTATCCCATCGGCTACGCCGATCCGCCTTGGGAGCAAGAGGCATGGAGTGACGAGACCGGGCAGGACAAAGGACTGCGTTATCCATCTATGCCCGTGGACGCCATCAAGGCGCTGTGCGCTGGCGAGAAATCGCCATTCACGCGTGACGCGGTGTTGCTGCTTTGGGTGACTGCCAATCGTCTACCAGACGGCCTTGCAGTGCTTGAGGCGTGGGGCTTTCAGTTCGTGACCTCCTTGGTGTGGGACAAGGTCAACATCGGCATGGGCCGCTGGTCCCGCGACCGTCACGAAAGCTTGTTGATCGGGAAGCGTGGCTCCCTCTCGCTTGCGCCTCTTATGGGAACGCAGCCGCCTAGCCTCTATTCCGAACCGAAGACGGAACATAGCCGAAAGCCTGTCTGGTATGCGGAACAGATTGACCGGCTTTGGCCCGACGTTCGCAAGCTTGAGCTTTTTCAACGCAAGGACAGTCTTGCGGAAGGCGATGTTCGCCTGAACGGTACGTGGGATTTTTGGGGTAATCAGGCTGGAACGCTGGAAGGCGGTGCGGAGTGAACATTGCACCCCCACCCGCCCCACTTGGGCCGGTCGCGCCGATGAAAATTCTGGTCGGCTGCGAAACGTCCGGTGTCGTTCGCCGTGCCTTCGATGCGCTCGGGCACGATGTGTGGTCCTGCGATCTGCTGCCTTCCGAAGACGGAAGCAATCGGCACATCATCTGTGATGTGCGGGATCTGCTGAACGAAAAATGGGACCTGCTTGCGGTCATGCATCCGCCTTGCACCCGCCTTTGCAATTCCGGCGTCCGTTGGCTCAACGAGCCGCCAAAGAACCCACCTAATGAGGCGACGGCGGAAGAAAAGACGGTTTGGCCTCTGCTGACGCGCGAAGAAAAACTCTCAGTGATGTGGCGGCTGCTGGACGAGGGTGCAGCCCTTTTTTCTGACTGCTGGAATGCGCCAATCAAACGCATTGCGGTCGAAAACCCTGTGATGCATCGTCACGCGAAAGAGCGCATCAGCAACTATGCGCCACCAGCCCAAACCGTGCAACCTTGGTGGTTTGGCGAGCGGGCATTTAAGGCAACATCCTTCTTTCTTCGCAATCTGCCCAAGCTCGTGGGCACAGAGCGTCTTGCGCCTCCAAAGGCCGGAACTGATGAACACAAGAACTGGTCGCAGGTGCATCGCGCCTCACCTGGTCCGAACCGCTGGCAACTCCGATCCAAGACCTATCAGGGCATTGCCGATGCCATGGCGATGCAGTGGGGCGGTCAGGCGCGCGAGGTGGCCGCATGACGATGACGCACGTCGTTTCCGTTTCGGGCGGCAAAGATAGTACGGCGCTTTACCTGCGGGCCATGGAACGCGGACTGCCATTTCGCGCCGTGTTCGCCGATACCGGCAATGAACACGAATGGACTTACGATTTCGTACGGGAACTGCCGAGGTTGACGGGTGGTCCGCAAATCGAATGGGTGAAAGCGGACTTCTCGGAAAAGCTGGCCCGGAAGCGGGAGTACGTCGCACGTGTGTGGCCGGAAGAGGGCGTTCCGTTAAGTCAGGTAGAGCGGGCGGTTAACCTGCTTCACCCTACCGGCAACCCCTTTCTAGACCTTTGTTTGTGGAAGACCCGTTTCCCCTCATCCAAAACGCGCTTCTGCACTGATGAGTTGAAGCTTGTGCCGATGTTCCAGACCGTGCAGCGCCCGATACTGGAGGCCGGTAACACATTGATTTCCTGGCAGGGCGTGAGGCACGAAGAGAGCCTTGCGCGGCGCGATCTGGCACGCCTCCAGCGCATCAACCCCGTGCCGTTCTCTCTTCCTGCGGCACTGCGGCGCACGGGCGAGGCTTGGACGGCTTATGCTTACCGCCCCTTAGTTGAGTGGCTGGAAGTTGAGGTGTTCGCGTTCCACCGGAAGCATTCTGTTCCCTGGAACCCGCTATATGATCACGGTATGGGGCGGGTTGGATGCATGCCCTGCATCATGTGCAAGAAGGACGAAATGCGCTCCATTGCAGAGCGCTTTCCCGAACACATCGACAAGATTGAGGAATGGGAAACAATCGTCTCTGACGTGAGCAAGCGGGGCAATTCCACATTTTTCAATGTCACGGACGATCCGTTTATAGCGAACGGCTGGGCCGGAGATGACTACGATTGGTCTCTATCACGCACCGGCATTCGCGCTCGCGTGGAATGGTCGAAGACCTCGCGCGGCGGGCTGCAATATGACGGCCTCTGTCTCATGCAAGCCGACTTCAACACCTCCTGCAATCAATGGGGGGCTTGCGAATGACGACGCCAGCGCAGGCCGCACGTGAGCGCGAGAAGCAAAGGGTAGCGCGCCTCGAGGACATCGTTCGGCGCGCCAAGGGCGACCGATGGTCTTTCGATGTTGACGGTAAGCAGACACACATTCTTTCGCTTCGCGCGACGGGCGAAAGCGTTGTCCTTTGCACGATCCATGACGAAGCCCTGCCCGATGAAATCGAACTGATCAGTGGAGCGCTGGCAAACATCGTTCTGCTGTTGGAGCTGCGTCAACGCGCCATCATAGCTTTGAAGAGCGGTAGGGCATCACAGCCGCAGCAACCGACACAGCAGCAGCGGCAAATGAGGGACGGCGATTTCGCGGCGAATGCGGCCATTCTCTGCGGACAGCCGTTATTTCACCGTTTCCTAGAACGGCGCGCGCGTGACTGTCGTGCGATCCACAACAAAGACCACGCCGACAAGGTCATGAAGCAACTGATCGGCATCACCAGCAAGACACAACTGAACAAGGAAGAGCGAGCGCAGGCGGCGTTTATCGATCTGCGCTCTGACTTCGAGGTATGGAAAGAAAGGGGACGAGCATGACGGGGATGCTGCCAATTATCGAGATATTGGAAGACTGCGAAACGGACGCGAAGCGGGCGCAATGGCTGCTTCATGTGCCAAGTTTCGTCTTTTATCGCAGTCAGGTGGATATCCGCCGCGTGTTGCGTGCGGCGGGCTTTATGCAAGGTGTTGAGCTTCTTGAACTGGAGCTTTCGCTCCTGCTTTCGACACGTGACGGCGACGGACAGCCGCCCGCACAGATCGCCATGACCGTAAACGCCATGCGTGGCTTCATGCGTTCGCTGGTGCGGAAAGGTGGCCTGCAATGAGCGCAGAAGCCACTATCCGGCGCGGCGTGCGCAATGCGCGCTACACGACCGTTCCAAACCACGTTTTTGAGGACACGCGGCTTTCAATGGATGCGCGGTGGCTTCTCGGCTATCTGCTGTCGAAGCCGGACAATTGGACCATCGTCATCGGCGATATCATCAAGAAGGGCAATTGCGGGCGCGACAAGGCCCGCAAGATGCTGACGGAGCTTGTTGACTGCGGTTACGCGGAGCGCGAACAGACGCGAGACGAGGGCCGTTTTAGCGCAACCGCGCTGGTTATTTTCGATGAACCGCGCGCGGCGGCAGACACCAGCAGCGCCGAAGGTGTTGCATCTTTACCGCAGCCTGAAATGCCGTCGCCGGTAAAGCCGTCGCCGGTTTTGCCGTCGCCGGGAAAATCGGCACATAGTAATAACTCATACTTAGAAAATACTGATAATCAGCAAGAGGGAGATGCGCGCGAAGCTGATTTGAAGAATGAAGAAGACCCGAAAGCGGTAGTGCGGGCCTTCAAGCGTTGGTACGGGGATTGGCCGACGCGGAAAGTAGACAGCGCCTATGCTGCCGAAAAGGCGTGGTTCCTGCTGACACCGGAACAGCGCGCCGAATGCATCGCCAAATCGCCCACCTACATCGAACGGGCCAACGCCACGAAGGGCGTCAAAGTCCCTTGGGCCGGGCCGTACCTGACGGGCCGGGATTGGGAGAAGCTGGACGATCCTAAGTCCGATGTGGCCGCACCTGTGGTGCATGGGCCTTACACACGCGCCTGGCACGCCGGACGATGCGCCGAACTGCTCAAGCCTATTTCGCAGACATTGCCGCAACTGCCTGGGATGCTGCGTCAGATTGTCGAGAGGGGTGGCGAAGACGCCGAACGTATCCTTGCGGATCGGCGCCGCAAGTATGGTTGGCCGAAGGTCAGCACAATGGACGAGCGTGCAGGCGACCGTAAAGGCTCGACAGTGCCGCCTCAAGTCTTCAGGGTTTCAGAAGACTTCGACACCACCAGACGCGACAGCGAGCTGACGGCAGCATGGCGGCGGTTCTTCGATAAGCAAGGCTTACCGTTCCCGGCAGTGCCGCAAGGCGTTGACTGGCTGTTCTTCCCACCTGTGCCAGCCGAAGTCACCGACTTGGATATGGCGGTTGTGGAAGCGTGGGCGCAATTCGAGCAACAGATAACCGAGGGGCGGACAGATGATGCAGCATAGGTTCAACGATATCTCCCGCCACGTCTCATTGAAGGGGCTTATGAAGCTGGACAGGATCGCGACAGAGGCCGCGCAGGTGGCGCGCGAACGCGAATCGGCAAGCAAGGTAGCAGCGGATGCGCACGGTGATTCTAGCTGGATCATCGTGCAGGTTGCTTTCGGTCGTGAGAACGCTGTGGAAAAAGAGCTGCTGGAAGCCGGTATCGAAGCATGTGTGCCTATGCGAATGGGGCCGGAACGGAAGCGTCATGGCAAGCGTATCCCACCATCAGCAATGCCAGTGTTTAATGGTCTAGTGTTCGTATTCTGCCGACGTATTGGCGAGGCAATGCGGGGCGTGATGAGCTTCGAACACGTCAGGAAGATCGTAATGCACGAAGAAAAGGCGGTGCCATTCTCTGAGGACGCTATCAATGAATTCAAGGACATGGCGCGGAGAGGCGATTACGATTGGGACCGTAACGCAGGCACGTTTAACAAGGGCGACAAGGTCCGTATTACCAGCGGGCCGTTCGTTGGATATGAGGTTCGCATTGAAGCCTTTGCAGGCGCGGGCAATGGTGATGCGGTTGTGAGCATTCCCATTTTTGGAAAGCCTGAGGTCTTCAACATGCCTCTTGTCACGCTTGAGAAAGTGTGAGTACAAGATGTGCATGGTCGATCCGGTTCTTAGTGGCGGTTGCGTTTCACGCCCGGACCCAGCCCTGACAGTCTCTCTCGAATGAGACACCGATTCAGGGTCAGTGCTACAGCTATGAGATTTCCAAGGCGACCCTAACCCGGTCGCCTTTTGCGTTTCTATAGGTTGGTTCTGGAGGCTCTGTGATGTCTGGTGTGTTGACCATGAAGTGGGCCGACAGAAACCTGTCGAAGTACGGCAAGCGCATCCTGACGCTGAAGACGAAGTTCCCGAAAGTTCTGCCTCGCATCGTCAACCAGGTGGGCGACCGCTCAAAGACGGTGGTTATTCGGGAATTGGTGCAGCAGACAGGATTGCAACGCGTCGTCATCGTTCGTGCGATTGGCGATCCTAGGCGGGCAAGTCCTGGTCGCTACATTTACGACATGACGACGAGGGGCGGAAACATCCGCCTAAAATACCTGAAGCCGAGGGAAACCCGCAAAGGGGTAATCGCAAGGCCATTCGGAAAGCCAACGCTGTTTGCTGGGGCATTCCTTCGAGGCGGTAAGTTCCCTGACCGCAAAGACGTGCCTGCCTTCAACGGGCATGCGTATGTCAGACTGAACAAGTCAGGGACGAAGATCACCTTCGCTCGGTCTGGCGTTTTCATTCCTGTCGAAATGACGAGCGGTGCAACTGTTGCTGCGTTTCATCGGGTTGCTGCTCCATTGCTTGATCAACGCATTTCAGCGGTTCTCGATAAGCTGGTCCCGTGACCCTCAGGCCCGACCCATCGACCCGTCACCACCCCCCTCGGTTGGGTCCTCTTCCCGAAGAAGCCAAGTAGCGGGTGAGCGCGACTGCGGGATTTCTCGCTGAGCAAAAAATTATAGGGGGATTCCCCCGCCTTTTCAGTGGAATCGGAATCAGATGGCAAAGAGCTATCCTGACGACCTTCGAAGAGAGGTCATCGCCTTCATTGACGAGGGCCATACAGTTCGCGAAGCGGCGGAAAAGTTCAGCGTCAGCCCCAGCTTTGCAGCCAAATCCCACAAAAGGCACGTTGATGCTGGGCAAAGCCAGCCTTTGGGTGAGGTTGAGCCTGCTGACGAGGTGCTGCCGACTGTAGACGATGGCGAGGTTTCCGCTTCTGAGCTTGCCGATCTGCTTGGCGTTTCAAAGCGTGCTGTCTCCGACTTCGTTGAGCGTGGAATCGTGGTGAAGACAGAACGGAATCGCTTCGACATGCGGCGCTCGATCCAGCTCTACTGTGAGCATCTTCGCACGATGGCTGCGGGGCGTAGCGGCGACGGCGCGGACGCCTTGACCACAGAGCGGGCGCGCCTGGCGCGTGAACAGGCCGACCAAACCGCCATGAAGAACGCGGTTATGCGGCGTGAAATGATTCCAATAACGGACGTGCGGCATGAATGGACTTCAATTGGACGGCGTATCCGCAACGGCATCATGTCCGTTCCCTCACGGTGTCGCCAAATGCTTCCGCACCTCACGACTTTCGATGTTGATGTGATCGACCGCGAACTTCGGTCGGCGCTTTCCGATCTGGGTGAACAGGACGATGACAGAAGCCTTGACGCTGCTGCGGAAAGCGTTGTGGGAGAGCCTGCAACCGCCTCCGAAACTGAAGCTGTCGAAATGGATTGAAGAGCACATTCATTTGCCCGAAGGCGTTTCCTCGCTGACTGGCAAGGTAAGGCTCTGGCCTCCGCAACACGAAATCGCTGATGCGATCGGTGACTCCGCTATCGAGCGTGTCACGCTGGTTAAGCCGGTTCGCGTCGGCTTTACCACGCTGCTGACGAGCGCGATGGCGAGTTTCTGCAGTAACGATCCGGCCCCCATCCTTGCGCTGCTGCCGACCGAGTCCGACTGCCGAGATTACATGGTCTCCGATGTGGAGCCGGTCTTTGATGCCTCACCTGCGTTGCAGGGGATCTTGTCGAGCGACGAAAAAAAGGGCGGAAGAAACACGCTGCTTTCACGGCGCTTTCCGGGCGGTTTTCTTAAGGTCATCGCCGCCAAGTCGCCGCGCAACCTGCGTCGTCATAACGTTCGCATCCTGTTTATGGATGAAGTGGACGGTATGACGCCGACGAAGGAAGGCTCGGCACCAATACTTGCAGAGCGTAGAACGCTTTCGTTCTCAGATCGCAAGATTGTCATGGGATCGACGCCTGTTTACGAGGCAACAAGCCAAGTCCTGCGCTCCTATGAACTGTCGGACAAACGGATTTATGAGGTGCCTTGCCCCGAGTGCGGTCACTTCCACGAAATCCAGTGGGCAGACATCCAATGGCCTGAAGGCGAGCCAGATAAAGCATATTACGTCTGTGTCGAGTGCGGCTCCGTGATCGATGAACGGCATAAGCCGGGAATGGTCACGAACGGCAGGTGGCGAGCGCTTAGACCGGAAATCAAGGATCATGCAGGCTTCCGCATGAATGCTCTGATTTCGCTTCTGCCGAATGCGTCGTGGGGCCGATTGGCGAAGGAATTTGTTTCGGTCAAAAACGATCCGACCACCCTTCAAACCTTCGTCAACACGATCCTTGCGCAGGGATGGAAGGATGAAGCCGACGAGTTAGACGATATCGCTATATCGGAACGCGCCGAAGACTTTGGTTTCGAGTCCATCCCTATCGAAGTGCTGATCATAACCGCAGGCGTTGACGTGCAGGATGACCGCCTTGAGGTGACATTCGTTGGCTGGGACAAAGAGGGCGTTCCGTACATTCTTGGTCATGAAGTTATTTGGGGCCGCTACGACGACACAGCGACATGGAGTGAACTAGATATCCTGCTTGCAACGCAGTGGGATCATCCGCTTGGCGGTCGCATCAAGGTCGATGCCACGTGCGTTGACAGCTCGGACGGTGAAACGATGGAGACCGTCTATCGCTTCGCGTTCCCTCGCTTCAGTCGCAAGGTTTACGCCATCAAGGGTGCTGCGGGAAACCGGCCTTGGATTGAGCGCTCCAAGACCAGCGTAAAGGGCGGGCGTCTTTTCATTGTTGGTGTTGATGGCATCAAAAGCAACATCATGGGGCGGCTTGTCCGGCCCAAGGCTATGCGTTTCTCCAAAGACCTCGCGGCTGTCTGGTTCGAACAGATTGCCGGTGAAAAAATGGAAGTTACCTACAAGCGTGGTCAGACGGTGCGGGAGTTCGTTCCCGTACCTGGTCGCCGTCATGAAGCGCTCGACTGCACGGTTTACGCCTTCGCTGCTCGCCAGATGGTGGTTGCCAATTGGGCGCACCGCGAAGGCGAGCTTTCCACGCCACCGGAAATGGCGCCGCCACCTTCCGGCCCTCAAATCGCAACATCGGACTGGTTGTAATCATGGCTCTTATCGATGATCAAATTACCGCGCTCGAAGAGGCTGTTGCCATGGGTGCGAAGAAAGTGATCTTTCATTCTGGCGGCACTCGCCGCGAGGTGGAATACCACTCGCTGAAAGAAATGCGCGAAGCTCTGGCGTCGCTCCAATCGAAGCGATCGGGCGGCTCGCGCATGATCCTGGCGGCGCTCGATTGATGAGTATCGGAAACGTCTTGGACCGGGCAATCGGTTACTTTTCTCCTGAAGCTGGGCTTCGTCGGATAAAAAACCGGGCCGCGATCGACGTCATGTCGCGCGGCTATGCGGGCGCGGAAACCAGCCGGTTGAAGACTGGCAGGCGCGCACCGTCAACATCGGCTGACGCGGAATTGCTCCGCGCTGGTCGCGAGCTGCGCAACCGGATGCGTGACCTGGTCCGCAACAACCCACACGCAGCCAAAGCCATTTCGGAGCTTGTCAGCCATGCGATCGGCGACGGGATCATTCCGCGCTCGAAAAACAAGAAGGCGATCAAGCTTTTTAAGGCATGGGCAAAGGTCTGCGACGCAGACGGCGATCTTGATTTTTACGGCATGCAAACGCTTGTCGCTCGCGAAATGTTCGAAAGCGGTAACGGCTTGGTTCGTCGCCGTCGTCGTAGACTTGAAGACGGCTTGCCAGTCCCATTGCAATTGCAGGTGCTGGAAGACGATCTGATCGACAGCACGAAAGAGGGTATGCTTTCGGGTGGCGGTAAAGTCATCCAAGGCATCGAATTTGACGCGCTCGGTCGCAAGCGAGCTTATTGGATGTTCGGCTCGCATCCGGGAAACAGCTTTTACGATCCGTCATCGACGATCGTCTCCAAGCCTGTGCCGGCCTATGACATCGCCCATGTTTTCGAAAAGCAAAGAACGCAAGTCCGGGGCGCTCCCTGGGGTGTTCCTGCGATGGACGACATGTACGGTCTTGCCAAATATGAAGAAGCTGAACAAACAAGAAAACGTTTGGAAGCTTGCATCGTTGGCGTCATGACAGGCGGCGAAGAGGCCGATAATCTCGGTGCGCCTGTTGCCATGGATGCTGGCGGGAAACCTCTTCCGGCTGGCATTTACGACGTCCACGGCCAACGAGTGGAAAAGTTTTCGCCTGGTTCGTTCTACAACGCCGTGGGCGGGCGTGGATTGACGTTCTCCCAACCAGCAGTGACCGACAGTTACGACCCTTACAAAGTGTCGATGCTGCACACGATCGCGGCGGGATGGCGCGTGCCATACGCCATCATGACGGGCCGGCTGGACAAGGTTAATTACTCATCCAGCAAGATCGGGCTTGAGGGTTTCCGGCGTCTTATTTCGGCACTGCAATGGCAGGTGATCATTCCCCAGCTCTGCCAGCCGGTATGGGACTGGTTCTGTGAGGCCGCTTACTTCGCGGGCTTGCTCGACACACCGACAGTGGAAGTTGAGTGGTCGCCTCCGCGCTTCTATTCAGCAGATCCGCTGAAGGATGCGACGGCACGCATCAAGGAAGTCCGCGCCGGCTTCCGGTCGCTCTCAAGCGCGATCGCGGAAACGGGTGAAAACCCGGACGACGTGCTGAACGAAATCGCCAGCGACGCCAAGAAGATCGATAAGCGGAAATTGATCCTCGACAGTGACCCACGTCGCATGTCGCAGGCCGGGCAAGTCCAGCAGCAAGACGACAACAAACCCGACGACGACAAGGAAACCGACGATGACGAAGATTGAACTTCGCAACGCGCCTGCGAACCTGCCCATGCAGATCCGTGGGCAGGGTCTTTCGGAAAGCAAAATTGACGCGGAAGCCCGCACGGTGACGCTGGTTTTCACCACAGGCGCTTCCGTTCGCAGGCTTCGTTACACCGGATGGGACACCGCAAAGCCCTTCGACGAAATCCTTGTGGTTTCTGAGCGGGCGCTTGATCTATCTCGAATGAACCTCGGCGCGCCTGTCCTCGACAGCCACTCGAAATATTCCACGTTCTCGCAGGTTGCTGTTGTCGAGCGCGCGTGGATCGAAGGTGCCGAAGGCTGGGCGACAATTCGCTTTCCGAAAGTCGGGATCGACGCCAGCGCTGATCGCATGTTCGGCCTGGTCGCGGATAAGATCGTCAAGAACGTTTCTGTCGGCTACTCGATCGATAAGATCAGGGTGGAAGAGCCACAGAAGAAAGGCGAGGTCGAAAAGATTTTTGTCGAGCGCTGGACGCCTAACGAAATCTCTTTCGTGACCGTGCCTGCCGATCCCGGTGCGCAAGTTCGCGCAAGTGATGCAACCTTCCCGCTTTCCATCATGGGCGCATCTAACGCGTCCATCCGCGCTGCTCGCATGCGCATGGCTGAAGCCGCTCTGAGCTGCGTCTAGGCCACTACCCAACATTCTAAAGTTCGCCACCTGCTTGCCACCGGGACGCAGGGCGACGGCGCTTGTCTACCCGGTAAATCAAAAGGAACTGCACACCATGAAAAAGGGTGCTTACTTTATCGCTGCTGCCGTCGCGCTTGTTTGCTTCGGTCTGGTTTTCGCCATCCTCTCTGCCGATCCTTCGCATGCCGCATCGCTAATTGGTCCCGATAGCTTGGTTCATCACGCCGGCAACTACATCTTCGAAGCCAACATTGCTCTGGTTGCTGCACGCAAGAAACTCGACGACCTTACCACCCGTGCGACTGCGAAGCGCGGCGAGCTGGTGGAGGGACTTTCTGAAGACGCGGCACGCGCGATCGAAAGCGATCATGAAGCCATCCTGCGGGAACTCGAACAGACGCGCGCCGAAGTCGCCCGCCTGGAAGTCGAAGAGCGCGCAAACCCTTCCAATCCCTCTGCTTCACAAGACGCCATTACCGCTGCACGCGCGGCGGTTGACGAAGAGCGCACACGCGTTCGCAGCATCGAAGAGATGTCGGCAAGGGCAGGCTGTGTTGACTTCGGTCGCCAGCACGCGCTTTCGGGAACATCGCTCGAATCCTTCCGTTCGCAGCTCCTGGAACACATGATGACCAACGAGCGGCAAACGCCGACCGACAGCCGCGTGCGGGTGCAGGTTGGTCAGGATGAGCGCGACACGCAACGCTCGGCGCAGATCGAGGCGCTGTCTTATGGCTTTGGCGCGCCTGTGCCAGAGGGTGGGCCGTCTGCTGCGGCGCGCCAGCACATGGGCCGGGGTTTGGTCGATCTGGCTGCGGACAGCATCGGACATTCGGGCCGTCGTATGCTCAACGCCCGTGACATCGACGACATTTTCACGCGCGCCTCGCATACCACTTCGGACTTCCCGGTGATCTTTGAAGGTGCCGTTAATCGCACTCTCGAACAGCGCTATGCCTTGGCGCAACCGACCTTCAAGCGGTTTGCCCGCAAGAAGAACTATCGCGATTTCCGCCCCGATACGACTGTTAAGGTCGGTGACTTCCCGATGCTGAAAAAGGTTCTGGAAGCCGGCGAAATCAAATACGGCACCTTCGGTGAAGGCAAAGAGGCAACGCGCGCTTTCAGCTATGCCATCGCGCTGAACATTAGCCGACAAATGCTGATCAATGATGATCTCGGCGCGATCGCGGAGCTGCTGTCGAGCTACGGTGCAACGGTGGCCTTGTTCGAGGAAGTGACGTTCTACGCCGACGCGTACAACGCCAAGCTTTCGGACGGCAAGGAAGTCTTCCACGCAGATCATTCGAACATCGCTGCGGCGGCAAACATCACGATCGACTCTGTGGCTGCGGGCCGCAAGTCGATGGGCCTTCAGAAGTCCAGTGACGGAAAGTTGCCGCTCCTTGCCAATCCTGCCCGCATCATGGTGGTCGGTCCCAACCAGTTGACGGATGCGGAAAAGCTGCTTGCGTCCATCACGCCTGCAACCGTGTCCACGGTCAACCTCTTTTCCGGCAAGTTCGAGCTGGTGGAGACGTCGCAGATCACTGACAACTCCTGGAGCCTGCACGCCGATCCGTCTGCCGGGTCAAACTATCGCTGGGGCTATCTCGAAGGCTACGAAGCGCCTCGCGTTCGCATGGACGAACCATTTGGCCGTCAGGGCTTCAGCATGTCGGTGGAACACGACTTCGGTTGCGGCGCGACGGACTTCCGTTTCGGCTTCCGCAATCCCGGCCCGGCGCTTCAGTAAAGGTACGACGAAAACAACGGGTGGGCTTCGGTCCACCTCTCTTTCACTTCGCGCATAAGGGAAAAGATCATGGCGAAGAATTTCAAGCAGCCGGGCACGACGCTGGATGTTCCAGCACCGGCAGACGTCAAGTCCGGCGACGGTGTTCTTATCGGCAAGCTGTTCGGCGTGTCGCAGATCTCCGCAAAAGCAAACGAGATGATCACGATCGACCGCGTGGGCGTTTGGGATCTGCCAAAGACCGAGGCGCAGGCGTGGGGCATTGGCGACGTCGTTTATTGGAGCGGCACGGAAGTGACGACCGTCGCAAGCGGCAACACGAAGATTGGTTATGCCGCCGCTGTGGCAATCAATCCTTCGAAGCGCGGCGACGTGGTTCTGAGCCAATAAATGGTTGACTGGCGCAAACTGGAGGCTGCCGTTGATCGCAAGATCGGCGGCGCTTTTGGCGAGCGTGTCCGCTTGTCGTTCATGAAGGGCGGCAAGACAGACCCGGATCGTCCGCAGATCATCGTTCATTGCGAAGCGCTTTGCGTCGGCGGTGATGAAGTCTCGACATTGGGCGGCGGTCGTTCCGGCCAGTTTCAAACTCGGCTTGCTACTGGCGAAGCCGAACTGTTTCTCGATCGCGCCTCGTATGACGGCCCGGCTCTTCAGTCCGGTGACACCGTTCGCGCGATCGACCGTGCTGGCCTGCCGGTTTGGGAGGTCGCCAACGTGAGCAGCCGCGACACAAGCATGATCGCGATCCGACTAAGGGAAAAATAGCATGTCGCTTGTTCGTATCGCTTTGCGGATCTGCGCGGTGGAAGCGCTCAAAGGCCGCACGCTTGTTGGTGATAACGTGTTGGACAGCGAAATCGGCGCGCTTGATCAGTCGCAAGACGGTTCCTTGCGATCCGACAAGCCGTTTATCTCCGTCTACGCCGATGACAGCAAGTTGCTGAACGGCCTTGAGCTTCGCTCGCTCATCAAAAGCGGGCAAGTGGATCTGAACTTCGAAGCTGGAATTGCCACGCCGCACACAGTCACAGATCCGGTCACGGATGAAACCGTGATCTATGAGGGAGTGCCGGCGACCGATGCGAATTTTGAGTTTCACCTTGATTTGACGATGCGTCAGATCGCGGACGCGCTTGCGGATCCTGATAATGAATGGGCCGTCTTGTTCGCTGGCCTGGTTACGGGATTTGATAAATCGCAGCGATCGCGAATAAGTGGCGACACGAATGGTGTTCGGCTTGCAGCTCACCAACTAAAGCTGACGGTTAGCGCGGTTGCAGAGCCTGTACGCGGTGAACCACTGCTAGACGTTCACCCGTTGGCGCGCTTCTTCGCCAAGTGTGATGCCGATTTTTTCCGACGCATGCCCGATATGGAAAAAAAGATTGCGCTGATGAAAGCGCAGATCGCCGGCAGCAATGATGATCTTACTGCCGCCATGCGGCGTTTCGGTATCGTCTACGATGAAGCCGATGCAATGCTGCTGACACCTTCGGGGTTTGAACCATGAGCGGCGCGAAATGGCTTGCTGACCACATTGCGGAAATCAATTTTCGGATTGCCGAACTGGAACGCAGAAATCGCAACCGGCGTCGCAAGGGCACGATCGCTGAGGTCAGCGATGACAATAGCAAGTATCGCGTCGCGCTGTCCCACCAGGGCGAGAAGCCATTTCTCACTCCGTGGATCAAAGCCCGCACGCTAGCTGCCGGGGGCGTGAAAGTCGATGTACGCTATAGCGTTGGTGAGCAGGTTGACGTGGTTTCGGAAAGTGGTGACCTCGCGGATGCTCAAATCGACTTCTCAACCTACAGTGACGAGAACGCCCGCGAAAACACTGACACGCCGCTTCATATCAAGATCGGAAGTACTGTTATCGAGGCCACGGGCGATCGGGCAAAAGTCACTGCCGATACCGTCATTGTACAGTCTTCAAACGTGCAGCTCGGCGGTGAAGGCGGAAAGAAGGTCGCTCGGATTGGCGACCTGGTCCACGTTCAAGGCGGCTCGTCATCTGGCAAGTGGCCGATCGTCGAAGGCTCCGAAACCGTCTTTGCCGTAGACTAGAGAGGGAAAAGCCGATGCCAAGTTCAACAGGCGTCAATGCCGTAACCGGCGCGCCCCTGTCTGATTGGGAGCATACCCAACAGTCGATCCGCAAGATCCTGAAAACACCGATCGGTGCACGTGTTATGCGACGCGATTTCGGCTCGGAACTGCCGGACCTGATCGACGCCAAGATGACGCCGCGTAATATCCTGAAGCTTTATTCTGCGGCGGCTACTGCAATTCAAAAATGGGAGCCGCGATTTCGAATGCGGTTCGGCAGAGTCGCGCGGGCCGATGTGGCAGGCGCTTTGTCGCTGGAAATCTACGGCATCTATTTTCCCCTCGGTCATCGCGGCGATTATTCCATTGCGGAAGATCAGAGCCTGCGCGTCGTCATCGAAAGATCACCATGACACTTGCTGTTTACGCGCCAACGAGCATCGACATTTCGCGGCTTCCAGCGCCTCAAGCTATTGAGGCGCTGGACTTCGAAGCGCTCTATGACGCCTTCAAAGTCCGCTTTCTGGCGTTTTGGGATCAGCAGCGCGCGATCAATCCCGCACTACCTGCCTACGACGTTCACAAACTGGAAACAGATCCTGCGGGGATTGTCGGGGAAGCTTGGTCCTATTTGCGGCTGATGGATCGCCAGCGCGTGAACGACGCGTTCCGCGCACTGCTTGCCGCTTATGCCAAGGGCGGCAACCTCGAAGCCATCGCAGCCGGGCGCAACGTTGCGCGTCTCGTGATCGTGCCGGCTACCTCTAGCGCCGCTGCGATCGTGGAAGGTGACGAGGCGTTGCTGCGCCGCTATCTCCTGTCCTTCGATGTTCCCGCTTCGGGTTCTGCTGGGCGCTATCTGTACGATGCCTGGACTGCCTGGCCGCAGTCCCCTGATAAGGCGCTGGGCCTTTGGGATGCGCGTGTGAATGGCCGTGCGATCCACGGTCGCCTCGGTGATACCGACGTTGTTGTGATCGGTCCCGAAGGGCGACTCCCCACCACTGCGGAGTTGGCAACTGTTCGGGCAGCAGTCACGCACCCGAACCGCGCGCCTGAAGCGGTGGCAATCTCGGTCATGTCCGCGTCGCGCGTCGAATATTCGGTTTCGCTGGTTTTGGAAGTCCCCGCGGTTGGGCCGTCGCCTGACGTGCTGCAGGCGGAAGCGATTAAGCGAGTGATCGCCGCGGCGAAAGATAGATCGCTGATCGGCGGCGAGGTACCAGAGGGATTACTTTCTGGTTCGGCCTTCGGCACTGGCATCATCAAGGTGCGCGATCGCGCGCCTGTCGTTATCGGGCCGGATCCTTACACCGTCCCGGTCATGACTGCGCTTGCAATCGACGTTGAGGTGCGACCGTGAGCAATGTTGCGACCCTTCTTGATCCGAACTCTGCCGACGAAATTGAGTACGCACTTGCTGCCGGCATGTCCGATGACTTGCCTATCCCTTATGCGGAAATCATGGATCCTTACCGGACGCCGGCGCGGTTCCTTCCATGGCTTGCCGCGCATCACTCGGTCGATTTGTGGTTCGATGATTGGCCGGATGACCGGAAGCGCGAAATGATCGCGCAATGCGCCGGCGTATCGACGCTCTATCCCGCGTCGCCACTTGCGGCGCTGAAAGGAACACTGGTGGGCCTCAAGCGCTATCTGGCGTTTGTGGATGCTGAAATCATTGACCGGGTCGCGCACCCGTCACGTTTCACTTTCGGTCGGGCCGTGATCGGGCTAACGCCGATCGCGCACAAGGCTTTCGTGGCGCACTACTTGGTCAAGCTCAAGCTGACCGCGCCTAAAAACCGATGGCAGATTGGACGTAGCGCCTTCGGGCGATCCGCCATCACGTCGGTCGATCTCGAACCGATCCGCCGCGCAATGCGTGCCATGACCACGGCCAAGAGTCCGGAAACGCTCTATTCCGTTACCTTCGCCTGGCGACGCGGCATCACCTTTAACGACAACATCACAATTGACGGCAGTAGCGCATTTGGCGGCTACCGCGACCGTCAACGTTTGGATTGAGGACACTATGAAGCGCACTCTCTTTAACGAAGCGGAAATTGCCGAACACGCCGATTTCGAAGCGATCGGCGCGCAAGCGCAAGCCGCGACCGATCGTGTTTGGGGTGACGCTATCGGTTACCCCGCCCATTGGGCGGCGTTCACGGTCAGCCGCAAATCTGCTCAGACGATCACCGTTTCATCTGGTCGCTATGTGAATGGCGAAGTGGTTTATGATCATGCGCAGCCGAAAGACATGAACTTGCAGCTTTATATTCCGGCTGCTGCCTCAGATCAGCGCTGGGTTGCCATCCTGCTGCGCGGCGAGGAAATCACCGAAACGGCGAACCGTCCTTTTGAGTCTTCGACCGACCCGGAAACCAGCGTCATCGTGCAACGCACCACGCCGAAGACGATCAGCCGTGTCGTCAATTTGCTCGTGCAGCCCGGTGAAGCCAATCCGGTTCCGGCAAAGCCAGTCGTCGCCGATACGGATGCCTGCATTGCCTTCGTGCTGCTGAAGTCCACGGGCATCGATGTGATCGAACCGGGCAATAGCGACCGTGTCAAAACCCTCTTCGAAGTTGAGGGGCGTGTAACGGCGCTGGAAGTCGATCTGGATAGCCTTTTCCTGCGCACCTCGACCATCGAAACGCAGATCACAAACATCGTCGGCAGGCTCGGCGAAATTCCTCGGCCGGAAATCATCCGACAGATGCAGCGTGATGTGGGTGCGGCACGCCTTCAACTCAACCTGCCTGACGATGCACGCGCCTATAGGTTCGATCCCGGCTTGACTTACGACCAGTGGGACAACCTGCACGCGGACTGGCTGGCGCGTGTCAATGAGGGCGTTCGCTTCCCATTTGCGGCGACGATCGAAGCGCGCTTGGAAGTGCAAGCCGAAGACGACCCGAACATCATGTTCCGCAATCGGCGCATGGTTCCTGCCTTCGACGAGGTGACCCGGATCGCCAACGCGTCGCTCGATAGCACGCTCAATATCTCGCAGCTTGTGCATACGCAGATCACGGCGGTGCTGAAGGACGTGTCCCGCACCCGCATCATCTACGGCCCGACGCAAGAGGTCTGCGAAAATAACGCCTATTGGTCGGGAGTTGTTTCTGGCGCGCGCGTCGGGATGACGTTCGCGATCGGCGGCGAGACCTTCGAAGTTGTCGCCGAATATGGCGGTCGCGGGGGGCATCGACGCTATGGCGTGCGAACCATCCGCTACGAGTCTTACACGGAAAGCTATTGGGACTATGTGAGCGAAGAGGTCGGTCTTAATGGCTCGATATACGCGCAAACGTTCCTCGTCGCGCAGCCCATGCAGATGACCAGCCTGGAGTTGGCATTCGCCCGTGTCGGCAATGATGGTGATGTGCACGTTCTCATCACCGAAACCACGCCTGCAGGGACGCCGAAGTTTGATTCCGTGCTGGCGCGCGGCACGCTGAAGCATTCGGATTTGGTGGTCGGCTGGAACAAGATCGCTTTGCCGATCACGCTGCTCGAAAGCGGACGTCGCTATGCTTTCGTGACGGTCACGACCGGCGCGCATTCGGTGCATATCTCGGGGGCAAACAAGTTCACAGGTGGTTCTCAGTTTGTCTGCACGGACGGTGCTTTCGCGCAGGGGTCAACAGAAATCGACTTCTGTTTCCGCATTAACGCAGCTCGTTTCCGCAGCCCGCGCACGGTCATTCCGATGCACGCGCTCACCCTGCAGAACGGCATGACTGAAATTGACATGCTGTTTGCAGGATGGACTCCATCTGGTTGCGCATTGGCCTTTGAAATCCGGCCTGCCGGACAAACCGTTTGGACGGAACTGGACGACGGCGACCCGGCAGCAAATCCGCTGGTCGGCCTGCCGGCATCTGTAGAACTGCGCATGGTGATGATGGGCACGGTCGATCTGCAGCCGATGATCCAGCTTGACGCCAAGGCGATTTCCCGCGTCTCGCGCAATCGCACCGAGATGAAGGGCGTCAGCAAGGAATTCGACTTCGGGATTTCTACGTCGGCCATCATCACGCAATTCACTGTCGATCGGTTCGATCCTGACGCTCACACCTTCAGCCCGGCGATTAGGGTGGGAAATACGGTGATACAGCCGACCGCGACCACGGTCACTGTCGATCCTAACGAGCCGAAACGCCGGACCTTCCTTTCGACTTACGCGCTCGGCGCAGCAACCAATAAAGCCCGGTTGCGCCCTGCGGCCACCACCAACAACGCTGTGTCCGTGCCGTTCGTGCAGGATGCATTCATTGCCGCTCTGTGAGGTGATCCATGGCGACCTATGCCGCAAAGAAGAAATACGCCGTGAAGCTTACTCGGTCCGTCAAGCACGGTCCGTTCACTTACAAGCCATTGGATGAAATCGAGATGGCGGGCGCAATGCTTACCGCCATCATCGAGGCCAATGGCGAGGAGGTTGTTGACTATGCCAGACCGGCTTAACAACTATCAGCTCCCGTCATGGCCTCCGACGAAGATCACGCGTGAAATCTGGAACGCTGTTCTCGGCGATATCGGCGTCCGTTTACGGGACCGGGAAACGCTGGAAGCGTCCTTCGAGCGTCTTCAGCAGCAGGGCATTCAAGCGGCGCTGGACTACATTCAGGTGAGCATCGCTCCGCAGCTCTCAGCCCTTCAGCAAACAATTCAGCAGTCGAAAGACCAGATTGACGACTTGTTGCAGGGCAACGCCCCGAACGCGCATAAGCTCGGCGGTCAACTGCCGGCCTACTATGCGAAATCATCTGAGCTGCAAAGCCTGCTTCAGGTCGTGGGGGAAAAGGCCGATACGGATGATGTGACTGCGATGATTCAGCAGCGCATTGCAGCACTGGTCGATAGCTCTCCTGCCACGCTCGACACACTGAAGGAATTGGCACAGGCTCTCAATAACGACGCCAATTTTTCGGTAACGGTTACGAATGCGCTCGCCGAGCTGGAGACGAAAATAAAGCAGGCCGGCGCGCCGATCGGCACCACCATCATGATGCAGGGCAACGGCAATACGCCGCCGCCTGGATATCTTCTGCACAACGGCGCGCCGTGCACTTCTGCCTACCCACAGCTTCGTGCTTGGCTGTTGGCAAATGGCGCAACGGTAAACGGCAATGGCGATCCGATCATCGAAGACATGGGCGGCTATTTCCCGCGTGGTTGGCGCTCCGGTCAGGTTGTCGATAGCGGACGTGCTTTTGGTAGCGTGCAGCAAGACGCCTTTCAGGGGTTCCATATCGGCAATAGTGGCAACAAGAAGCTCGGCGATTTCTTGACCAACATCAGCGGCGGGAGCATTACACAAGGTGCTCTCCGATCTGACGTCACGGATCCTGCAAAGCCTGTATCGGACGGCACTAACGGTGCACCTCGCATGGCTGGTGAAACACGGCCATCGAACAAAACATTCACCTACTGGATCAAAGCTTATGCCCCTGAGCAAGTTGCGGGCGCAGCCGATCTTGCTGCGCTCCTGAATAACGTTCAGGCATTGCAAACGAAGGTGAATTCGGCTGGTCTACGCAAAGGTGCAAAGGTCGTTCCTTCCGGCGCGGCGGTGCTTTACTCCGGGCTTCCTGCTAACATCAGCCGGGTGCGACTGAAGCTCAAGAACGTCACCTTCAGCCCTAACGCAGCCCCTATCATTAGGCTTGGGACTAGCGCGGGAATTGTGTCATCAGGCTATTCCGGTGGCATAGGCGCGTTTGCCAGCAACGTCGGATATGCCAGCCAGCCGATAGACCCAAGCGGCATTGTGCTGCTTGGATCGCCGAACGTGAACCCGACAATTGATGGCGAACTTGAGTTTTCCAGAGTGCCTGGGGGCAACGACTGGCAGTTTACAGGGCAGTTCTTCCTGCCTGCCGGTAGCTATCACATGTCCGTCTTCGTGACGGGTGGAGTTTCGTTACCGGGTGAGCTGGACAGAATTCAGCTTTCGACGGCAGCACCAGGCACAGCGGTAATCGGTGGCGCAGCGATGTGGGCCGAATGGGAGTTCGCGGTATGACAAAGCAAATCATCGTCGATGCCATGACAGGCGACGTTAGCGAAGAAGATTTCACGCCGGAGACCTTTCCCATCGTTACCGCCTTTCTCCCGATAGAGCCAACGCCGTTCTGGCTTGCTGCGCATGAGCTGCTACAGCTAAAGAAATCCGACGTGTTGAACGCCATCGCCGATCCCGATGAACGCTATGAAGCGGAGTTGGAAATCGAGGGGCGTAAAACTTATCGCCGCGATGATCCAATGGTCATTAAGCTTGCGCAGCTCAAGGGCTATCCGCCTGCGCAGATGGATGACCTTTGGCTGTATGTGCAGCAGCACTACAGATAGCAATTCAACGAACATGATCCGCACTCGGTGCGGGCATTGAGACAACCAGGCGCATTGCCGCCGCCCCTTCCCTCACATCGCTGGTTATTTCCAAAGGAGACCATCATGGCCGACCTCGCCTATGCTCATGGCGTGACACTTAATGAAAGCGCGGCGACCCCGTCGCTTCTTCGTGTCCAGCGCCAAGGCATTACTTTCGTCAACGGCTTCGCGCCCGACGCAGATCCCGCCGCCTTCCCGCTCAACTATCCAACGCTTGTCACGTCGCCTCAACAGGCTGCGGCGCTGGGCGCGACTGGCTCGCTGCTGGAAGATGTGACCACCGTTTTCGACGAAGGCGGATCCTGGTGCACCATCAACAGGGTGGAGTATTCCGCCGACGCGGCTGTGCTTCAGGCCAACTTGATCGGCGACCCGGTCGCGCGCACGGGCATCTATGCGGCGCTTCGTGCCAAGGGACTGACTGGCTATCAGCCGCGCGTCGTCATCACGGCTGGGGACACAGGTGCATGGGTTGAAGGTGGTGTGGTCTCCGTGACGGTCACAACGCAAGGTGCGAAGCTGACGGAAGCGCCGATCGTCACGGCGAGCGGTGGCGGTAGTGACGCCGGCAAGGTTCTCCCCACACTCGTTGCGGTGCTGGGTGACGGTGCCAACGCCGGCAAGGTGGTTGCGGTCCGCGTCGTTACGCCCGGTAAAAAGCTCTCGCAGGCTCCCGTTTTGACCTTCACGGGTGGCGGCTCTGATTCCGGCAAGGTTTTGCCGCAAGCCGTTTCGAATGTTGGAAACCTTGCCAATCCGTTCATATCGGCGCTCAACGCCATCCTGCCGAAAATTCGCGCTCGCGCTTACATCAGCGGCCCGAACACGACGAATGCCGAAGCTTTGCGCTTCCGCGATACGGTCAGCGGCGGTCGTATTCTGATCATCGATCCAAAGGTGATCAGGAACGTCAACGGCATTCCGGTAGCAAAGCCCGTCGCGCCTGTCTTCGCAGGCGTCCGCGCTCGCGTGGTGGCGTCTGATGAGGGCGTTTCCGGTTCGGTTTCGAACAAGATCATTCGCACGATCGACGGCGTTTCTCGCACGATCATGTATCCAGACGACAGCAATTTTCTCAACGAAAAGCAGGTTGCGACGGTCCTTAACGAGCGCGGCGGCTTTCGCACATGGGGTAGCCGCCTGGCGACCGATGATCCGCTCTGGCAGTTCGATAGCGTTCGCGCGACCGCCGACATGATCAACGAGGCTCTGGAGGATGTTTACTTCCAGTTCGTGGACCGCAAGTTCACGAAGGCCAACATGAAGCTGATGCTGGAAGCGGGCAATGCAGCTATCCGCGTCTTCAAAAACAATGAAGACATTCTCGGCGGTCGTTGCTGGTTCCCTGCGCTGAACGATCCGACGCTGATGGCAAACGGCAAACTGTTCCTCAATGTGGAATTCGAGCCGGTCGGCATCATGGAACAAATCAACATCACCACTCACCGGAACATTCTCTACTACCGGCTTTTGCTGGAAGAAGTGAATGGCCTCATCGAAGCCGGCCCGCTTTCGGTTGCCGCATAAGGAGTAGCCAGACATGGCAGAAAAAACACTTCCCCGCTTCATCCTGCGAGACTGCATGGTGTGGGCGGATCGTGAAAGCAAGCTGGGCCAGATCGGCGACGTCACCTTGCCCGTGCCAGAGGCGAAGCGCGAAGCCATGCGCAACGCCGGCATGATCAAGGAACGTAACGTCCACCTCGGCTACAACGCGCTTGAAATGGGCTTCAAGATGCCGGGTTTCGATCCGCAGATCCTCAAGCTCTTTGGCTTGAAGCCCGGCGTCGATACGCCGTTCCTGGTAACGGGCGCGCTGGTCGATGAAGACGGCACCACGCATAGCGCCGTCGTTTCGATCCGGGGCAAGATGTACAAGCCCGACGCGGGAACGTGGAAGGGTGGCGACCTGGCCGAAAACGACTACGCCGTTGATGTCAATTACTACAAGCTGGAAATCGACGGCGCGGAAATCTACGAGGTCGATGACTTCGACTTCAAGGTGGGTGGCGTCTCGCAATACGCCGATATCCGCAACGCCCTAATGCTGAACTGACGCCATCAAGAGGCGGGGTTGCTGGAAAGCATATGATTAGCCCCGCCCCTTTTTCGTTGGCGCGGGGCGATCGCCACCTCTGGCTTCGTTTTTCTTCGCGCGAACTTTTCTGACGAGCTGCCGCGTGATCGCGGCGGGCCGTCTGTTTTCACAAAAACCAGTCCATCAATAGCGCCGGCGCTCTGCGCGCGCTTTTTCCTTTCGAGGTTCCGTTATGTCCGACACTGTCACTGTTTCGCTCTCCAAGTCCGTCATGCACGGCGACCAGACTTTTACCGAACTCACTTTCCGCGAGCCGACCGTCGGCGATCTGATCCTTGGCGACCAGATCGGGACCGGGCAGCTTGCCAGAATGTCCGCAATCCTCGCTTCCATTTCCGACATTCCGCTTCCGGCTTTCAAAAAGATCGGCGCAAAAGATTTCTCAAAGATCGTTGATGCAACGTCTGAGTTGCTGGGAAACGACACAAAAAAGAAGAAACCCACGACTGGCGATTGATCGCCGTCTACGTCGCCCATTTCGGCCATACGGCCCTTGATGCCATCGAGCTTTGGTCGCCTGAAAAGCTGCTGGCTTATTTCCACAAAGTTTCCGAACTGAAAAAAATCATGGGGCAGTAAATGTCTGTGACGCAAAGCACGCTGCGCATCTCCCTGCTGGAAGATGTCGTTGCCAAATCCGCCCCGATCTTTCGGACACTCGACCGGCTGCAAAACCAGCAGATGAAGGCGTTTGCACCCATGCGCGGGCTGATGGGCCAGGCTATCGCCCTGGGTGCCGGCTATTTCGGGGCGCGTGAAGGGATATCGGCGACGGCAGGATCCGCGATCGAATTTGAAACCGCCTTCGCCGACGTGAAAAAAGTCGTTGAAGCCACGGACGAACAGTTCGAAAACATGCGCCGCTCGATCCGGCGCATGTCGAACGAAATCCCCCTCGCCTCAACCGAGATTGCCGCGCTATTCGCGGCGGCTGGCGAGTCCGGTATTGCGACCGAGGATCTGACCAGCTTTGCCGAAATGGCGGCGCGTGTTGGTGTCGCGTTCGATATGAGTGCAGCCGATGCGGGCGAAAGCCTCGCCAAGCTGAAAACGCAGCTCGGCTTGACTGTGAGCGAAACTGGCGACATGGCCGATGCCATCAACCACCTTTCGAACAACATGGCATCGAAAGCCAAGGACATTACCGATTTCATGCTGCGCGTAGGCGCGATCGGTGAAATGAGCGGCTTCGCAAAGGAAGACGTTGCGGCCATGGGTAGTGCCATGATCGCGGCAGGTTCCGACGCCAGCACCGCTGGCACGGCGATGAAAAACGTCATCCGTGCCTTGGCGAAGGGCGATTTTGCCAAAAAGTCGCAAAAGGATGCCGCCAAGGCGCTCGGCCTGCACTTGCCGTCGATCGCAAAGGACATGCAGAAGGATGCGAAAGGCACTCTGCGGAAGGTGCTGACGGCGATCGCCAAGGCACCGAAGCATCAACAGACGTCTTTGCTGTCAGAGTTTTTCGGTGATGAGGCCAGCGCCTTCATGCCGCTTGTCGGCAACATAAAGCTGCTTGATGACGCGCTGGGCGCTGTCGCCGATCGGACGAAATATTCTGGTTCGGCCTTTCAAGAGTATGTCCAGCGCGCCAACACGACGCGCAATGTTCTTGATCTGCTCGGAAACAAGATCTCGAACAAGTTCTCGGAAATGGGTGACGCGATGTTGCCTTCAATCCGTGAGGGCGCGTTAGCGATCGGCGAAATCATCGACACGCTGGGAAATCGCGTGACGATCCTCGACCAGTTCACGACTGCAATGAAAGGCTTTACGCAGGGGCTTGGTTACGACGGCGGTGTTCGCGAGCTGGTGAATGATATCGGCGATCTTCTCCTCGGTCCGGTCGATCCCAACGCCGCCGATCGTATCGGCAGCATATTCATGCAGGCCAAGGAATGGGGCGCTTCCATCCGCGAATTGAACGATGCAATGCAGAACAATCCGCTTGCGCAGTTCATGACCGAGATGGCGGGTTACGGTTTCAAGTTCTTCCTTTATGCCGCTGGCATTGCGATGCTGGCGGGAACGGTAAGGAAACTTGCCTCGGCGCTCATGTTGCTCTCGGGTGCCGGAGCTGCTGTATCTGTTCTTAAGGCAATCGGAAAGGCGACTGACTTTCCGGGCTTGGGTGGCGGTAGTGGAAAGGGAGGACCAAAAGTCCCGAAAGGTGGGGGCGGCATTCCTGGTGCTGCGCCTGTGGCGGGATTGGGGACTTTTTTTTCAGCGGCTACATGGCAGTACTTGGTTGCGCGGTTTGCTCAATCTCTTGGTGACACGCCCGGCGAGACGTTTGATGACCAGCTAAAGTACCAGCAAGACTCTAAAGACAAGCTGGCGCGCTTGCTGGGTTTAAGTGGCGGACCGACAAAGCCGGACCCTCAATCAACGGCTCTTGCGTCTAGTGTGGCGTCGCAATCGGCCATGGACAACGCTACAAGGTCGCGCGCTGCAGGTTTCGGTGGAACCACTGACACCCTGCCCGGAAAAACCGCTGATGATATCGTTCGTATCGATGCGGCTTCGATCGCAGAAATGACCAGGCCGAACGGGACGCAGGATGTCAGGGTTACGAACCAGCAACCTGTCAGTGTCGTGGTGAATGCTCCCATCACCATCACGGGCGTTGCGGATCCACAAGCGGCAGGAAGTGCAGCGGCTGCACAGCTTGGTGCTGAAGTCCAGCGGGCGACGGAGGGGAATTTAAGCGACTAGGTTTGACTAATAATCACCACAGCAAGAAGTATGGGTAGTGTGATGAGCGCTATCCATACATAACCGAGAGCTGGATTTTTCCCCATGCGCTTTGAGCGAGCGATTAGATATGCGGCGGGCGTCATCAGCATCCATGCCCCAGCCCCTCGCATTCTCCTACCATATCCCGCTCTGGCGACAACGCGGTTATCGTAAGCAAGACAGCTCAGATAGACGATCACGCTCAGTGTCAAATAGGTGGCTCTGTTGAAGCCACTCCCTATGCTGGCAATTAATCCGAGGTGGATGAAGAGAAGAGGCGCAGGTGTCAGCGCCATAATCCACGCCCATAGGTCACTCACCTCAGAAGGCGGAAGGGGCGGCGGCGCGTTGCTGGCTGTCGGCTTGAATGTCTCGACTTCGACAAACCTTTTCCAATCGCTACCCGCTCCTGCGTTCCAGACGAGCGTTTCGCCGGAAATGGTGCCGTCTGCAAAAAGCGATTTGAGTTCGCTTTCAGTGACCGGCCCAAAGCGCCTGCCGCCCATATTGTAAAACCAACTGTCCACCCGACGCCCCTCATATGCTCGAAGCCGAAAATACAGATCGGTCGGAGGGAGTCGAGTCCTCTCATTTTGGAGAACCATCCATGTCCGGCAACACGTCAATGATGCTCGGCGATTTCGCCTTTGAAGCGCTGGGTTTCGGTTACCAAGGGGTCAAGCGATCGGTGAACACGTCCTGGGCGGAAATTCCAGTCGGGCAAACGCTCAACCCCATGCAGTGGACTGGTCCGACCTCGGACGAAATTACCATTTCGGGGGTCATCTTCACCGAAGAGTTTGGCGGGCAATCGCAGCTTGACGGCATTGTGGCGCGGGCGGGTGCCGGTGAACCGATGATGCTGGTTACAGGCAATGCCGCCGAAGGCGTCATTCAAGGCGTCTTCACCGTTCAAGGCATTGAAGAAGACAGGTCGCACCACAATGCGCGCGGCGTGGCGGCACGCAACGCGTATTCCATCAAATTGAAGCGGCAGGCAGACACCCTGCCCTTATCGGGCGGCAGCATTCTCGATCGCGCTACTAGCTTCCTCTCCGACCTTTTCCGGTGATTTTGTATGTCAGATATCTACACGACAAAGCAGGGAGAAACCGTCGATCTCGCCTGCCAGTCTCATTACGGGCGCACGGCGAAAGTCGTTGAAGCCGTCATCGAAGCTAATCCCGGACTCGCCGCGCTGGGTGCGGTGCTGCCGATCGGCACGAAGATCCTCATGCCGGCGCTCTCTTCCACCACGACGCAACCGCGTCTTGTCAGTCTTTGGGACTAGCCATGAAGCCACGTGTCGAAATCACCATTGATGGCGCGCCGGTCGCCGGCGGATTCTATGAGCGGCTTAAATCCGTGACCGTGACCGACAAAGAAGGTCTGAAGTCGGACACGGTCGATATCGAACTGAACGACGGCCCGCCTAACTTCCTCGCCCTTCCCCGCAAAGGTGCCATAATCGGCGTCAGGATGGGCTACGACAGCGATCTTGCTTCGCTTGGCACCTTCACTGCCGACAAGATCAGTTGCGATTGCCTACCCTACAGCATGAAAATTTCCGGCAATGCCGTGGACTTTCGAAGTGGCAAGCTGAAGGAGCGGCAGGAGCGCGCGTGGGACAAGAAAACCCTTGGCGATATTGTCTCACAGATCGCCGAAGAAAGCGGCCTGACGCCCGCCATCGATCCCGAACTATCCAAGTTCGTTTACGACTGGATCGGCCAACAGGATGAAAGCAACATCCATTTTTTGCGGCGGCTTGCGGAGCGACATAATGGCTTGTTCTCGATCAAGCAAAGTCGCTTACTTTTCTCCAGCCTCGGTTCGGGCAAAGCCGCAAGCGGCAGGAATATTGGCAGCGTGATCGTCACGCCTGAAATGGTGCAACTAGGCACACTGAAATTCGAGGTCGGCGATCGGACGAAATATAGCAAGGTCGTTGCCTACTATCAGGACAGCGACAAGGCGCAGCGCGTCGAAATCGAGGCGGATGCGAAAGCGGATGGCGATAGCGTCTATCGCATTCCAGAACCATTCTCTTCGCCAGATGAAGCGGACAAGGCGGCGCAGGCGAAAGCCAGAAGCCTGAAGCGTGGCGAAGGCAGCACGTCGGTCACGGTGATCGGTGACACTTCGATTTGCGCCGGTGCGCCGTTGCTCTACGCCCGCATCCGTCCCGGCCTCGATGGCGTCCCTTATGTCATCGACACTGCTACGCACAAGTATGCGGCGAAAGGCAGTTTCACCACGGACATTTCCGCCAAGCTCTACGACGGCAAATCGTCATCCTCTGACGATGATGAGTCGGGCGCAGAAAGTTCTTCGGGCGGCAGCTCGTCGACGAAATCGAAGGACGACGGAAAGGTCGCGCCGAATAGCGCGCCTGGCACGCCTAAGACGCCGTCGCAGTGGCTCACGCCCCGGCTGGGGCGCACGGACGAAAACTAAAATCATCAAACAAGGAAACGACTGATGGCTAACACCTTCAAAGCGGCTGGCGCTGTCCAGTGGCAACAGATTGTCGATGGCGGGCTTTACTCCCGGTTCGGCATCCAAGTTGACTGCCGCCAGCGCGTCTACGTCTGCATTTCGCAGGGCGCTCCAGATCAAAACACGGATGATTACATGATCCTTGAAACGGAGCGCACCCGCGAAATCGTGTGCAATCTCGCCAGTACCGACAGGGTCTCGATCAGAACCGGGGATGCTGTCACTGTAGCCGTGCGTGGCTTTAGGGATAACCGCTAGTCGCTCTCCGTGGCAGAAAAAGAGGATCTAATATGAGTGGCTTTTCACTTGGCTTTGGTCTCGCTGAGAGCCGGTCCGTAGCATTACGGCCCACGGTTCTTTGGCTTTTAGCGAGCGGCTTATGGGATGATGACGGCGCGTGGGACGATGCCGCAATTTGGAAGGATGCTGCCTGATGGCTATCGGAACGATCGGCAGTAAAGCCACTGGCGCTGATGCCCGCGCCAAGATCAATGCTGGATTGGAGGCGATCGACGGCCTCCCGAAAAACGCGATATCAACAACTGTCCCCACCATGTCCGATGATGAGGACGATGGGTTTTCGGTTAACTCCAAGTGGCTCAACTCTGCGACGGGGATCGAGTACATTTGCCGCGACGCTACGGCAGGCGCTGCTTCATGGGTGCGGCAAGATAACGCCGACTTCTTCGGCTACACGTCTGGGAACTATTATCAAGGGATCAATACGATTGTTTCTGGCGGGGCCGCAGTCGTTGGCGGGCAGATCAAGTTTCATCCGATCGTTATCAAAGAGCGGGTTACGATATCGGAATTAGCGGTGCGCGTGACCACTTCGGAAAGCGGTAAGGCTTTTCAATTAGCTATTTATGCTGCCGATCCCGTCACGAAGCTCCCCTCCGGCAATGTTCTTGGCGCTACTGCCAATATGTCGGCTGGCACTACCGGCGCGATGAGTGGCGCTTTGGTCGGTGGAAACGTAACACTCAATCCCGGCCTCTACTGGATGGGCATAAACGGCGACACCACAACAGCCGTTTTCCAAGCCTTTGGTTCTAACTCGACCTTTATCGCCGCCCTTCTTGGCGGTACGGCATCACAGGTGGCGTCAGGAACGGCATCATCGGTTTCGTTCTTGGGAAACACTCAAGCTTTCGGCGTTTGGCCTGATCTAACCGGCCAAAACTTTAGCAGAGGCAACAACAGCGGTTACGCTGGCATATTCTTCAAGGTGGCGTGAATGGACGAAGTCGAGCTTTACTTGCAATACGACGCGCAAGGCAACATCACCGTCTCCGTTGTGTATCCAGAGGGAAACACGAACACGCTGCATGTTCCGCATGATGTCCCGCCAATCGAGCGCGATGACCGGATCAATGCTTTCAAAGCAGAGCAGACGGCGTCGCCACAGGCGGATTAACAGGCCGACCTCTAGGGACGCTCTTAGCGTTCATCTCTAACAATCCGGAAGTCCCATGTTTATTGCCAATAAGTGGCAGGTGCTGAAACGCGCCTGGTCCATTCGATGGATCCTGCTTGCCGGTCTCTTGTCCGGCCTCGAAGTCTTCCTACCCCTCATCGACGGTTACTTCGAAATCCCGCGCGGCTTGTTCGCTGCGTTTTCGGGCGGCGCGACCTGTGCCGCCTTCATTTCCCGAATCCTCGTTCAGAAAGGTATGATCGATGCCGATCAACAAGATCACGCCGACGAAGCGCGGTAGAGCTGCAATTGCTTCCGTCCTCCTTGGCATCGCCAGTGGCAGCTATGCGATCTACGATCGCTACGCCACAGAGCAGAAGATGGACCCTGCCGTTATTCTGGCAGTCGAAAAAGCAATCATGCCCTGGGAGGGGCTGGTTCTGAAATCCCATTGGGACCCCTTCGCCAAGATTTGGGATATTTGCTACGGCGAAACGAAGGGCATAGGTCCCGGCATGTCGAAGACGAAAGCACAATGCTTCGACATGCTGCTTCGCCGCGTCCATGACGACTATTATCAGAAGATCATGGAATGCTCGCCAAACCTTGCGAAAGCGCCGGTCAGCGTCCGGGCCTCCATGATCACCGGCTCTTACAATTTTGGCGTCGGTGCATGGTGCCGATCGACCGCCAAGGGCCGCATCGAAGCGGGAATGTGGCGCTTCGCTTGCGAGGCTCAAACGGCATTCAACAAGGCGGGCGGTCGGATCGTGCGCGGTCTCGTCAACCGTCGCGAAATGGGCGACGCGTGGCGGATCGGTGAAGCCGAACTTTGCGTGAGCGGCCTATGAGCTTCCTTCTCCCGACGTCGCTCACAGGGCGAGTATGCGCCCTCATCATCTGCGTCTTGCTTTCTGTTGGCGGCTTTCGGCTGTGGCTTTCGTTTCACGACGCGGCGCTGCTTGAAGGCTACGTCCTGCTTTCAGAAAAGACCGCCGCTGAAGCGAAAGCCGCCGAGATGGAACGCCAGCGCAATGCCGCTGCGCTGGCGCTCGAAGAGAACCGCAAACGGGCGTTGGCCGATGCCCTCATTCAACAGCAGGCCGAAGCCAAACAGGAACAGGCGATCAAAGATGACAATCAAAACATGGATGACGGTGATTACCGTTGGAGCGATGATGATCGCCGCTGGCTGTGCGAGCAAAGAGGCGAGGCTTATTGCCGCCGCTGATACGCGGGGCAGAGCATCGGCGGGTGTCAACCTTCCCGATCTACCGGAGGAATGCCGAAAGAAGATGGACAGGGTGATTCCGAAGTATGGAACTGAAAAGCCACGCAACACACAACTGAGGTGGGACCTTGCGGCGGATTTCGTAGACCGTCGCACTACCCGATGCGCCGCCTTTTACGACGACACCAAAACCTCTTTCGGTTCTGGTCATCTGTCATGTGCCAAGGGCCGCACCTGTAACGGGGGTGGTTTGAGCTATGGCACCTGGTGAATTTGATCCGTCTATTCATCAGCAGCTTGGGCGACTGGTAGAAGGGATGGAGGGACTAAAGGACTCGATACGACGAATGGAAGATCAGTCCAGACGCTCTGAAGACAAGGCGGCTGAAAGTCGTGCCGTCGTACATAGGCGGCTTGATGAGATGGTAGATCGCGTCGGCGACGTCGAACAGACAGTGGCGCTCGTAAAAGATGACGTGACAGACATGAAGCCTGTTACCGACGATATGAAACGCTTGCGGCTGATGGGGACGGGCGCACTTGCAACCATGGGCTTTGCGGCCATGGCCGTAGGTGTGACATTTGCGGACGCTTTGAAGCGGCTCGGCGATTTTTTCATTGGACGGTAAACAAAAGCCGCACGGAGCAATCCGGGCGGCTTTTTGCGTTTAGGCCGCGTTCAAGCTGGGCCAACGCAGGTCCGCGACACTTGAAGGCTTATTGAAGCCCTGCTAATTTTCTCAGATCGTCATTCATGCGGGATTGCCAGCCCTTCCCCCTCGCCTTGTAGTGATCAACAATATCGGGATCGAGGCGGATGGTGACTGGCTTTTTCGTCGTTTCGGCTTTCGGCCTCCCGCGTCGCGCGATTTCCTGGTCGATGCCGTCAGCCAATTCGGGAAACACTTCGCGGAATGGTTTGACGGACGTGTCTTCATCCAGTTCGGTGGGGCGCTCGATAGCTGGGTCGGGGCCGACCAGATCGCCAGTTGAAGTTTCCACCCACCAACCGTCCGCGTCCTGATGAACGCCACCCTTTGCGATCAAGTCTTTCATGGCTCGATCATACTCATGCCAGCGGCGCGTTCTTTCCGCGTCGTCGGCTTTGCTGTCTCCCAGGTCGGCGGTGATGAACTGCGGCCATTTCCGTGTCATAGGATCTTCCTTTCTGCCTTGCTCGCCCGCCGCATGGAAATGACGGAAAGTGCCTCCGAACCGACCGGGCGGAACACTACGGCGATAATGGTTACGCCATCCAATTCGCCAATCGCTAGGAAGCGCCCTTCCTTGGCGTCCTTAACCGCTGCGGATGCGAAAAATTCAAGAGACAAGGCCGCAAAGTCCAGACCGTGCTTGGTCAGGTTGGTCTGTCGTTTCGGTTCGTCCCAAATGATTTTCATATATTGTATGTACGATAAATAGCCGGAAGGCGCAAGTCTTTTTTGTACGCACAGAAAATAAATTAGTCGCCTCAAAAAATCAACGGTTATGGGTCAGTTTTCTCGGTCCGATCAGCAAAACGCATTTCGACCGACTCAGTTTTTCTTCTATGCGATCGAACCGAAGTGCTCAGGAAGGGTTAGATGAGGGCATTCGTTAACACGGTCGTTGACATCGGTCGTTTAGATGATAATCATTGTGCCCATAGCGCGCGTTGGCATTTCGAATGTGGTTCGCGCGATGTGATGCGATGGCAGGGGGAAGTCATGTAATCGCTTTTATCGTAGTCTTGCGGCGCTGGTCGCAACAGAAGAATTTAAAAAGGCCGCTTATGCGGCCTTTTTCTTTTCATGCTTCTAGAGCGACATGCATCGCAGGATTAATAGCGTATAGCCCGGTGCTACCATCCAGCGTTGTCTCAGCAAATATCCTCTTGATGTTGTAATCGTAGTCATAAATGAATTTGTCGCGCCCATCACTCTTTACGACGCCTAGCACGCCATACCAAACCATCAGTCTAAATGCCTCGTCAAGATTGGCGTCGGCTATACCGTTGGAGGAAAACCGGGACAGTACATCCGCCTTCGTTATCCTGCTTTCAGTTCCAATGAGAGAGTAGAGAATGTCTGCCGACAGGCCTGATGCGTCTCGGATTTCATAACCAAACTCAGAAATGAGATAGTTAGAGTGCTGCCGGACAGCGTCGACAATATCTACTTCTTGAACGATGGTGTTCCCGCGATTAATTGCGTTTGCAATAGCGTTTTCGACGATTGTGATCAAAAATCTGGGTCTCATCAGGCAATGGTCGATGCAATATTCAAAAGAGTCCTTTGCGCCAACCGTGGGCGTAAAGTACTCAAGCCATAGCTGTGTGAAGTTCGCAGAATCTTTCTTTGCCGAGGACTGCAGCCGTTTGTGAATGACCTGCCTAAGCTTACCTCTGTCGTTCCAGTCGATCCGGATCTGTCCGGCTTTACCGCGATCGGGAGTCTGCTCAACAAGCAGTTCATAGATATCGTTACGCAGAAAGACCGTACTTGTGAAATTACGGTCCGCCGCATCAAGGTCCCTCCTAATCTTGTCCAGACTTTCGATCATTAATCTGACCAGCCGGACGTCGATCTCCTCCACACCGTTAGTGGGCCAGCCCTTGTCAATGTTGTCGAATAGCAAGAGCAGTTGGGTCCGTTCATTCGATAGCTGAACGACCATATTTTTGATTTTGGTAATCCCGCCCCTGAAGACGATGTTAGTCAGTTTTTCAGGTGACAACGGTTGTTTAGCGGCCTTGGTCGAAGTGATCTCATTGATGATGGATTTGCTTAAGCGATTGATACGAGCGGTGAAGTCGCCGCTATCGAACACGCCAAACTCTTTTAAGATATTATCTATCTCTTCAAGAGCAAACAATGCTTTGCCATCAAATTTTGAGCGATAGACGTAGTCTTTCCTGATCGTGAAAAGCATTTCAGACAGAAAGACAAAGTACCAAAAAGCGGCCAGGGTATGATCGAACACGCCCAAATCAACCAGCTTTAGAAGCTCTTGCCTAAACAAAGTTAGCTGATGCGACTCTGGCTTCAAGTCAGTAACTTGAGCGTTGTTACGGTTGCGGACAGCATCTCTCACCATGAAGAAAATAGCTGTTTTACCAGACCCTTTTCGGCCAGATACAACTGTCGCTTCCCCACGTAAGGTTCTCACGAACTCAGCTGTCTCAACAAAGTAGTTGTCCAGGGAGCGAAATTCGTTTTCAGCAGCAGACGCACCGAGATACAGCGTTTGTAGTTTAGTCCGAGACCCTTTACGCGCTTTCTTCTCTTCTTGCAGAGATCTTAGGGCAGTGCCGCAAAACTCTGATAGCCGCTCGCCAATCTCAAATTCGCTCGCTAATGTTTCAACGAACTCTCGGTAGTCGACAGGCACCGGGTTGTTTGACACAGCTTGTTGTAGAAGGAGCGTGTGCTTACCCATCCCATGGCTCATCCCAGCCAAAAACGCCGCTCTGAGATTATGTCGATCCGCATCCTCGATCGAACTGGAGAGAAGAGGGATGACAACCCCTGCGGACGCGCTCACCTCGCCGATTGTATGGATGGTTGAAAAGCGATACGTCTCGACCGGATCGAAGCTCCGATAAAACACTTTTGTCTCTTTTATTGCAGAGACCACGGCGTTACGGAAATCTGTTTTTTTAGATGTATCTAGTAGGAACAGCGGTTGCGAAGTGTTGCGAGACTTCCCATAGAGCTCCAACAGGTTGGTCGTCGACAAATCTTTGAACGTCTCGAGCAATTGCTCGGCGTTCTCATAACTCTTATAGCCAATTGTGTCGAAGAAACCCTCAGACTGCACATTCTTTGATGCGCCTGCAAATGACGAGTTCAACACAGGCGCCACAGCTTTCCCTAGGCCTATGGCGAAGCCAATCTCGTAGTACACATTGTAATTGGGAAACGTAATGTCCGCTATCAAGACGTCTGCGGACACGATGTTCTTGCGCACCTCGTCCGATATATTCGCCCCAAAAATATCCATTTGAGGCCACTGAACAATTTCAGCGGTGGTTACCGCAGCGCGCGATCGGTCACACGCGTTTTTTATTGTATTGTATAATTCAATGGGCTGTGAGGGGAACGCGAAGAAAGCTTTACGGAATGCCAATTTGTCCCCCACCTTATTGCCGCTGAAGCGGTCAGAATTAGGAAACACTTACTAAAGATTTGGGCAACTGCATAGATGTCGGTATCACCAGAAGTTGCTACGTCAAAAAAAGGTTGTGAACCTCATCGATGAGCACCTAGCGGTGAAAGATACCAGCCTCCAACTGGCGCGGAAGTCATGAATTTTTCAGCGCGCCGATCCAAAACCCCGATGGCCTTTTCTTTTGCTTCAGGCGCAGTCTTCGCGATGACAGTTACTTTCCAGCGGCCACACTGAAAACGATACTGCCTGCCGCGTCTGTCCGGTATCTGCTTGGGCAGAGCTTTCGTCATCACTCGACATCCAGCCACAAACGCCATGCGCGCAGTTTGCTCGTCGAGCGCAGCTCTGCTTTGCTCTCCGATGCTGCTCCACCACATGTCAAAGCGCGCAAAAAGATCTTGCTTGGGCATCACTGCCGGTCCTCATTCGGCGCCCATCCTCTGGTGTATCCAGCACTCATAGCGGCAGACGCTAAAGCCAGCTGCTCCCTCAAGTGCCGCACATCTTCCATCAATGTTTCAATCGCAGCTCGGTGGTCGCCATCGTGCCAAGCGACAAGATGAGCGACTGGGTCAGCTTCGGGTTGTTTCTGTGTAGGCCGCAAGTTTCCGATCTCCCGTCTAAGAGCAATCAAAATGAAATAGTGGTAATTTCGATTTGCGCGTCAGTCAGGCATTAGGTCGGCGATCTGCCCGTGCGAGACCAAAAGTCGAGGGCTTGCCATGTCTCCGCTTTCCTCATCCACAGTGACGGCATACGCCGCTACACCGATGTACCGGGGAGCCATAGCTGCGGCAATCTTTTCAGCGGAAGCCGCGTTTGATGCTTGACGAATATCGCCGGGCACAATTCCAGCGCGGTTCTTTTTGAATTGGACGACGATGATTTTTTCAGCGGCTGACAT